TGCTTGTGAATATATAAGGCATGCAATTATTATTGATAAGTATTCGTATCGTAATCGTAGCGTGATAAGAAATGTAACGCCGACAGATTGTGTGAGATTGAGAGAGAGATAGTGGCACGTATTTGTAACGATTACGTGTCATATAGCAGTGTTTTACACGCCACTAACAGTCGCGTGCGGGCTAAACACCCCCCACTGGGGGTAAATCTGCGCCCTGCCCCTGCGTATATGCCTTCAGAAAATTATGTCAAAAATTTATGAGGTTAATTACCTGATCTTTGTGCTGTATCGGGACATAAACTTCGTAAAAAGCCTTATCCATCTGATTGTACACATCAATCTTGTATTGTTCTGGACCGACCTGTACACCTCCGACAATACAGAGGAACGTAATAAGGCTGCAGTACATTTAAGTCACCATTTTAGTATTAGAACAGGGATTTTCTTCTTCCATTGCTTCAGATGCGAAGGAAGTATCCTTTCTCCCGCTCGCTTCGCTCGCTCCCGTGGCGGCATGTGTAATCCATTTCTCTCGTTGAGGTACACCGTAAGTTTCATCCATCAGGATGCACCATTCTTTGAGAGCTTTACCAGAATCAGTAAACTTAGCAGTACCAAGAGTACGCCAAGCATTTTTAGGATCATAATGAAGGCGTGAGGAATGTTTGTAGTAACTAACAAAATAATTAGGACCTTCTCTTACACGGTGATATTCGTATCTCATGGAAGAGTCATTACCTTCAAATTGTTCAGGTTTCATATAATATTTAAATAAATAAACTAACGTAAGTAATCACGGAATTGATAAGTGAATTCATTCAATGAATTACAAGATCAATAAGTAGTTAGTTTAAGTTTATGTCTTTTGTGTCTTTGTTGTTTGGCGGTACTTACAGAATGTCCATTCCCGGGGACATTATTAAAGGGGAAAAGATTGTCTCCTTTCCCCAGTACAGAGTTCGAGTCCACCCTCTCTCTCCCTGTATAAGGCAGGGAGCTGGCTAAACCCAGTTAGGGACTGAGGTTTGGGAGGAGCCTCTAGCGAGTTGTCTTTGGTCTTTATTGAGGCCTAAGACGAGGTGATTAGCGGAGCCTTGAGGGTCTTCTATAGAGGCTCTAAGGATGTCATTCCACTCTTCACGTTTACGAGTATTAATAACTTCTTGAGCTGAAATACCCATAGCATCTGTAAAATATTGAACACCTTGACTAAGGCAATCCAATCTGTCGTCATGTTTAACTGCGCCTTTTTCGCGGCACATACGACTCATCTGATAGAAGAGCATGTAGAGAAGTCGTTCTTCAGGAGCGGCTTGTTTGTTGGAGTTGTAGTCCCAATCAATGACAGAGCGATCCACAACAAGCCTATGCTGATTAAGAATGGGTTCCAAAGAATCAATGATACGTTGTTCTTTACGGACTGTTGCTCGGACTTCTTCAACATCGATGCCTTGTTTTGTTTGAATAAGGTGTTTTTTAAATAGTTCAGCGACAATACCGTCACCGAAGTTTGTTTCTATAACTAATTTAGTTACGTTAAACTTACGACAACCTTTTAGAATATCCAAAAGCGTTGTGTCAGAGTATCCATCTCTGTAAGCACGCATTTCGTGCAAGTACAGAAAACCATTTCGTTGTGAGATATAAGCTGCCGAAGTTTCATCCGAGCCACGACCCGACGGATCAACAGAGCAGATTGTCTCTTGGTAGGGACCCCAGTCTCCTTGAAGCTGCATTGGACTGTAGAAATAATCTCCAGGGAGTCCGACAGTGGGGAGTTCCTTGATAATATTTCTGGGGTCTGAGCACCAAATGATTGAGTCAGGAGCAGAGGTAGGGTTAACAGAGGTGACGATAAGATCAGCCATTTTAAGGGGGAACTTTTCAGAGTCACTGAGGCTTGTGTCAAGCATGAACTGAAGCATGAAGTTGCTTCTGCCCATTGCCGCTTCACGTTCAATAAGGTCTTCATCATTAAATCTATCTGGGTCAGTTACTTGCCATTTTTCTGCACCTTGATCAATATCAGCTTGTAAAGCGGGTGCTATCAGCCCTTCGTAATTAGCCAGGGAGCGTGGGAAACGTGCTGGCCATACAAATGGTCTATAGTTACGTTCTGCGAGCTTCCTGTAGACCGTAAACACCGTTTGTGGCGTTCCTAAGTACATAATACGGCTATCATCTTTAGGAGTAAGGATAGATTCAGCTTCAGTACAAAGTTGTAGCAGTTTCTCACGCATCATCTCCGTCATTGAGTTCCCAGGAACTTCGATGTCGTCCAGAATCATTAAATCAGCGCGACTACCGGTAAGCTGGCCAGTAATACCGACTGATTTAACAGAAGGAGCTTGGTGAGGGGAACAATTAACGTCAAATGAGATGCGACTCCAACGGGAGTCATCAGATTTCGGGCGCAAATGTACCAACCAGGGTGTTTCAATTATCAGTTTCTGTAGAAAGATGGACATATTGTCTGCACGTTCTTTAGATGCAGAGATGATCATGATTTTCTTTTCAGGATCTTTAAATAGAGTCCAAAGAACGAACGCACCAGTAATCCAAGATTTACCGATTCCTCGGAAGGCTTGAATCTGTAAGCGTTTAGGACCGTGTTGCAGATAGTCTGCGATTGCGTATTGAGCGCGAGTTGGCGTAGGAAGGTCAAGCTGCCCCCACAGTGCTTGTAAGAACAGCTTGAAATCATCCTGTAACGCCTCTAAGACGTTGTTCATATACCATCAATTCCCATTACATATCTCGCACCACCGCCAATGAAATCAACAAATCGTTTTTTATTCACTTCATACACTTGACTAGCAAATGCTTTGGCCATGTCACCGGTATTTGCTTCACCAGCAACTGATCCATAAGGTACTGCTATTGGTTGGCCATCTTTATAAGCCAATCCTTGTTTACCTTGATCAATAGTGTCAGGTGTAGGCATTACTGTGTTTCGTGTTCTATCGACAAACATTTGCCCTTCTCTGCTTACATCAGCATTATTATCACCTTCAATTTCACTAATAAATGGTATTGCATCTCCTGCTGCTTCTGAAGGGGATTGACCTAATAACATTCCTGCTAAAGGTCCAACTACTGCACCAGCTACTGGCAAATCTCCTATATTATTGGCGAATTGTCTAGCTAGTTTGCGTTGCATATTTGAGACGCTGTTAGTCCTCATACCGCCAAATGCTCGTTGAAGCTTTAGTTGGTTTTGCAATCTCCAATCTTCGGCTGCAGTCTCTGGAATATTTGCTCTCCTTAAATCAGCAGGGTCTTGATATTCATAGGGGTTTTGCGCTGCAGCTACTTGTAAACCTACTTCTGGTGTATCAAGAAATTTCTTGTTTGTCTGAATCCGTTCAGAAGGCATATCTGTTGACCAGTTGTCTTCTCCTGGCAATAAAAGACCCTCTTCAACCATCATTTCATTAGCTACAACTCTTCTACTTTTATCAGCATTAATGCCTAGCTTAAGTGAAAACTCAGCTTCTTCTATTGCTGGTTTAAAAGCTTCGTACATTTCCGTGCCTTTGGTATACACACGGTCTAAAGTTTTGTCGTAACCCTTGGATGTTCCTTGATTATGAGCACTAAAATTTTTATCACCAGTTAAGTCTAATTCATACGGATAATTCCGGTAAGCTGTCGCTTTTTTATCTTTTGCTCCTGTATGCGATTGCTCTTGAAATGAATTATCTATATTTGGTGCACTGTCTCCAAAATATCTCCCATCAGCTTCTGCAGCTTGGAGAAATTCAAGCATGACATCTGGATCTTGTTTCATCAGTACATCCATTAGTTCTAATGGGATACCATGATGAAGTCTGTCAGATTGAATTCGCTTTCTTTTAAGTGGAATCTTTCTTTCAGAAATTCCTCGCAGTTTATTTTTTAGTTTGTCACCATCAGCATCCTTTGCTAATAAGTTTTCAACTTCATCAATAAATACTGAATCATCAGTACCTGCAAGCAATCTAGCCATTCTAAGATACATCTTAGGTTCTGCAGAGCTACTAATTTTTTTACCAGCTCTTTTAAGTTCTTGATTCTCGTACATTCGTCCAAGAATCCTAGCTATGGCTTTTTTTTTAATTTCTTGTGCTTCTTTAGTATGACCGGACATAAAAAAAGCCCCCTTGCGGGGGCGTGTAATTAATTAGTTATCAGTAGCCTTTCTTGACAGGCTTCTTTTTCTTTTTCTTAGAGTGTGTATGTGCTGCGATCTTGAGGCCGTGTCCAGGTTTATGCATTAGTTAATGTGCGATAGTATTAATCCTTCTCGAAGAAGGTTTTGTCCGAATTGCTCTCTCATCCAAGAGCGCCAATGTTTACTTCCTTTGTCCTGATTGCACTTAGTACACGCTGGTACAACATTTGATGAAATGTCTTCTCCTCCCTTACTGCGAGGGTGAACGTGGTCCAAAGTGAGTTGATGTAGTTCATAAGTTTCTCCGCAATAAACACATGTGCAATTAAAATGCTCTTTAATGCTGCGCCCCCAAAGGCGCTTTGCTTCAGAGGATGTCATGGTTATTAGGTTGTAAAGGTAATGTTCAGGAGTTGGAAGTAGAGGGGTCATGCGTATTTAATCTTTAGGCGTGGTCGTCGTCGGTTAGTAGAAGGTTTTTCTAACTTTCCTTTATTCGGACCTGTATGGGATGCATCTTTTCCATCACCATTGCCATAAGTACCCAATTTCCGATTTAGCTTGTTTGCTTTTGTACGGATCTTTAGCCCTTTGTCTGTCTTGTTATATTTTGCCTGTTGCTTCAGGCGTTTTTTTCGAGCTTCGGGATTATTCTTGTAGTAAGTTGATGTTTTACCGCTTGCCATAAAGTCTGCTCTGTACTAATTCTTGATCTACAGACGGCATGATGCTGGCAAGTTTTGACAGTGGGTTACCTTCTAAGGCAACGCCATTAATGTCATTCTTTGCTAGCCAATCACATGCTGCCTTTAGGTCTTGTGTTGTAGCTTCACCAGTTTTAATTCGTTTGAGGAATTCTTTAGTGACTAAATTATGCAGTTCGTTGAACTGATCTTCAGTCGCTTTCTTTTTTTGCATTAGCTTTCTTAGCCTTTGGTTTTGGTGCTACTGTCTCTTGGATTTCAAGGCGTACATAATCTTCTACGGACTGATGCCTAAGAGTCTTTTCTGCTTCTTCTTTTGATTCAAACTCTTGCAGCACTTTGCCGCGTGTTACGTCTACTAATTTAAAAGTCATTTTTATACGTTGTAGCCTTTACGTTGGCCTGATAGTTTTTTAGCTTGCTTTGGACCTTGGTACTTAGGCATATGTTGTTTTACTGGTTGACCAGGTGGTGTACGTTTTGGTGATTCAGCAATACCCCTAAGAAACGGATTCTTGTAACCCATAGTTAATTCCTCAATACGATTTGATCTAATTTGTTTTCAATGCGGACCATATGATCTTCCATACGTTGGACCATTACTGACAAGTCAGCTTTAGATACATAGTCTTGAGCTACGCTTAGTTCGATAGCATCAATACGTCTGTCAAGGCCACTAATGCGGTCATGCACATTATTTATTCTGTT